GGATAAATGGTACGGCTTTCGACCAATTGACAATTTCCCTGAAAATACAACGTTTAAACTTTCATCAGCAAGAAAATAAACTAAATACACAATGACACAAAAAACAGCTATGCAGGAATTGTATAGCCAATTAGCCAATTTGTATAATGATTCAGAATATAACGAACAATACAAATGCGGTATAATTGATGCAGTTGCAATAGTAAAATCAATGTTTGAAAAAGAAAAGCAACAAATAATAGATGCAGTAAAGCGAGGCATAGAAATACCCATGAACCTTTACAACGAAGAACAAAAACAACAGGATGCAATTGACTATTATAACGAAACATACAACCAATGAGTAATCAAAAAACAACTATTCAAAAATTAATTGAATGGTGCAAACAAAATGCCTTTAATATAGAAGACCAATCCGGTGTCAAATACGTGGTAATTGATTATGAAGAAATGAAGTTGCTTTTCCCGGAATTAAAGGAAAATGAACGGGAGCAAATAATAGATTCCCATGTAGAATGTGTAAAGCAAGGAACAGAAAGAGAAAGCGAAACCGAGTTTACCGAAGAAGATGAGCTAATAGTAAGAAAAGACATTGAAAACTACTACAACCAAACATACGGAGGTAATAAATGAAAATAACCAAAATAGGATATTCCAAAACCTACCAAATAGGACTTGCTAATTTCGAGAAACTTTGGTTAGAGGCAGACGTTAGTGAAACTGATGATATACGCCAATGCCAATACGCCCTTAAAAAGCAAGTAGAATCATTCCACTACGAATCCAACAAAGCCGCCGAAAAGCAACAGGAACAGAAAAAGGAATCCGGTTCTGAACAAAAAACATTAAGCCGGGAACAGCAATTAGTGGAAAGTATTAAGTCATGTACTGATTTGAAAGTATTGAAGATATACGAAACCACATCTAAAAAATACCCTGAATCTGAAATTGCCTATCAAGAAAAACTTTTGGAGTTATCAAAATAATTACTACTTTTACCATGCGTAACCAATTTCGGCAATTCAATTTTAATTAAAGCATTATTTTCTAATAACTGCCCCGCAGTTTCTTGAATCTTTCTCTTTCGAGATTGGTTACGCAACAAGAAGCTAAGGGGCTTAACTTTTTTATTATGACAAGAGAACATTATGATGACCTTGAATGGGATATAGAAGATATTCCAATAGGGTCAAGTACACCAGATCATTTTTGCGAATTAAGCTACCGTGCTACCGCAGTATGTAATAATTGCGGTAACATATTGCAAGGGGTTGCTCAATATTGGAGCAGAAGCGAAGATATGTTTAACGCATGGCTGGAAAGAATTGATTATGATTATTGCGAATGCGAATTAGAAGAAGAATTGGATGAAGAAGATGATTATGAAGATGAAACGATTTTATAACTAAAAAAACAAAACAAATGGAACAAGAAAATCAATCAAACCTGCCGGAAAGGTTTACAAGTTTACCGCCAACACAGGTAACAGAAGCAAAAATCCGGGCATTATTCAACACAATGCTTATAAGGATGGGGTACACTAATTTATTGCAAGGGTTGGAATCATTGACATTTGACAAGAATTTTTTACAGCCATCCTATGCTGAATTAAAAGCCAGTGACAAATTTTTGAAAGAAATGGAAAATCTAAGGACTGAATTAAGTAAGCCTTATAGTGAAATTCCTAAGATGATTAAGCGTATTTGCGATGAAATTACAGCACCCATTTCCAAAGTGTCAGCTTCAAAAAAGGCAGAATTAAAGGCCGCTAATGAACTCGCACAATCGGAATTGCGTAAAATTCAAGCAGAAAATGCCCGTGTAGAAAGCATAAAAATTCAGATGGGCAATTTTATTAATCAGGCTACCAAAGATATTAGCTTAGCCAATAATGATACTGATATTGTGGCTATTCAAAAAAGAATTGGTGCAGAAAAATCAAGATCAACATTTTATGCTGAATTTCTCGATGAATTTAAAGAATTATGCGATGGGTTAACCCCATTGATAAATCAAAGAAAGGAACATATTAGGAAAGCGCAGGAATTAGCAAAAGCACAAGAACAGGCCAAAGAATCAAATGACCCAATAAAAGCAGCGCAATTAAAGGGTGAAATGGAATATTTGGAAATGCAGATGACTGAAAATACTATCAGGCTGCAAGAAAAAGCGTTTGAACAGGCTACAAGCATAGAGATAGCAACAGCCGAACCAATGATTGAATTAGCAAAGGCTAAAACTACAAGATGGCTTTGGAAAGTAGATGACATATCTCTTTTGTATAAAAAAATGCCTCATTTGGTAGAATTGACGCCAAACAAAGAAGCTATTGATACCATATTGAAAACAAAAAGGTTAGATGGCAGTTTAAAAGGCAAAACAGAAGAGCACATGAACGGAATTACATTTTATCAGGAAAAATACTATTGATATGCTTAAAAAATCGCACATTTCAAACATAGAAATATATTCTGATGAATGGCATCAGTTTCGGTTAGGTAAATTTACAAGTTCACGGATTCATGCAATTATGGGCGAAAGCCTTACAGAAGGGTTTGTTACTTATGTAGACCAAAAGGTAGGGGAAGAAATGACCGGGCAAACAACGGCATACGATGAAGAAATAGAAGATGAAAACACAGCATGGGGTAGGCAGTACGAACCGGAAGCATTAAAAAAGTTTCAGGTAGAAAACAAAGTGAACTTTTTGGTTACTCAAAAAATGATTTCAAACCCCAAAAGCAGGTTTTCTTCAACACCTGATGCCATTTGGGTACATGGTGAATCACTTGACCAAACAGAATACAATGTAAGTACGTTGGAAGTGAAGTGCCCCCGCAAGTACCACAAGTTCAATAAGCTGTTCCGGTGCAAAACTCCACAAGATTTATACAAAGTAAGCCGTCCGTACTACTGGCAAGTGTTAGATCAGATGGATAATTGCGATTCAGCAGTAGGATATTTTGCCTGTTATCATCCATTATACCCGGAATGGGGTCAATTTAGGCAGATAGAGTTCAAAAAAATTGATTTATGGGATGATTTTAAGAGATTAAAACAGCGAAAACTATTAGCAGAACAAAAATTCCATGAATTTAAGGCTGAATTTTATCAAAATTAGCTGAATAATAACTGGCAACAGCCAATGCTTGCCAGCTATGAGTTTGCAAACCGTAATCATACCCCTTTCCGGCTTTTGGAAGGGGTATTTTGTATAAATACTTCATACATTCTGTCACAATTTTGTCATTAACAAAGACAAAACTTGCCTTTCTTTGCTCCCCGTTTTTAGAAACATAACCTTTCTTTGCTATCATTTTATCAATAATTGGTACACACACTTCAGGGAATGAATCAAAGCACCATTTCTTTATTTCCGACCTGTTAACCATAGCCACACATAGTCCACATTCAATTTTAAGCCTGTAAACAAGCTCCCCAATGAATTTACAGGTATCTATCACCTGTGGTGTCAAACGCAAGCTATAAGGCCGTATATCTTCAATAACAATGGTCAAATCTTGGCAAAGTTGGTAATTACATATTTTGTCGTATAATTGTACGACATTTGACAAATTAGAAGCGACACGTATATTGGAATCTTCCAACACTACAAAACCACTTTCTTCGCTTCCGGGGTCTATCCCAATAATTCTTCGATGTTTATTTCGATGCAACATAACTATGCCTTAACTTTGTTTGTAAGCCTACACCCCTATAAAACGTACGTTTTATAGGGGTGTAGGCTTACAAACAAAGTTAAGGCATAGTTATGTTGCATCGAAATAAACATCGAAGAATTATTGGGATAGACCCCGGAAGCGAAGAAAGTGGTTTTGTAGTGTTGGAAGATTCCAATATACGTGTCGCTTCTAATTTGTCAAATGTCGTACAATTATACGACAAAATATGTAATTACCAACTTTGCCAAGATTTGACCATTGTTATTGAAGATATACGGCCTTATAGCTTGCGTTTGACACCACAGGTGATAGATACCTGTAAATTCATTGGGGAGCTTGTTTACAGGCTTAAAATTGAATGTGGACTATGTGTGGCTATGGTTAACAGGTCGGAAATAAAGAAATGGTGCTTTGATTCATTCCCTGAAGTGTGTGTACCAATTATTGATAAAATGATAGCAAAGAAAGGTTATGTTTCTAAAAACGGGGAGCAAAGAAAGGCAAGTTTTGTCTTTGTTAATGACAAAATTGTGACAGAATGTATGAAGTATTTATACAAAATACCCCTTCCAAAAGCCGGAAAGGGGTATGATTACGGTTTGCAAACTCATAGCTGGCAAGCATTGGCTGTTGCCAGTTATTATTCAGCTAATTTTGATAAAATTCAGCCTTAAATTCATGGAATTTTTGTTCTGCTAATAGTTTTCGCTGTTTTAATCTCTTAAAATCATCCCATAAATCAATTTTTTTGAACTCTATCTGCCTAAATTGACCCCATTCCGGGTATAATGGATGATAACAGGCAAAATATCCTACTGCTGAATCGCAATTATCCATCTGATCTAACACTTGCCAGTAGTACGGACGGCTTACTTTGTATAAATCTTGTGGAGTTTTGCACCGGAACAGCTTATTGAACTTGTGGTACTTGCGGGGGCACTTCACTTCCAACGTACTTACATTGTATTCTGTTTGGTCAAGTGATTCACCATGTACCCAAATGGCATCAGGTGTTGAAGAAAACCTGCTTTTGGGGTTTGAAATCATTTTTTGAGTAACCAAAAAGTTCACTTTGTTTTCTACCTGAAACTTTTTTAATGCTTCCGGTTCGTACTGCCTACCCCATGCTGTGTTTTCATCTTCTATTTCTTCATCGTATGCCGTTGTTTGCCCGGTCATTTCTTCCCCTACCTTTTGGTCTACATAAGTAACAAACCCTTCTGTAAGGCTTTCGCCCATAATTGCATGAATCCGTGAACTTGTAAATTTACCTAACCGAAACTGATGCCATTCATCAGAATATATTTCTATGTTTGAAATGTGCGATTTTTTAAGCATATCAATAGTATTTTTCCTGATAAAATGTAATTCCGTTCATGTGCTCTTCTGTTTTGCCTTTTAAACTGCCATCTAACCTTTTTGTTTTCAATATGGTATCAATAGCTTCTTTGTTTGGCGTCAATTCTACCAAATGAGGCATTTTTTTATACAAAAGAGATATGTCATCTACTTTCCAAAGCCATCTTGTAGTTTTAGCCTTTGCTAATTCAATCATTGGTTCGGCTGTTGCTATCTCTATGCTTGTAGCCTGTTCAAACGCTTTTTCTTGCAGCCTGATAGTATTTTCAGTCATCTGCATTTCCAAATATTCCATTTCACCCTTTAATTGCGCTGCTTTTATTGGGTCATTTGATTCTTTGGCCTGTTCTTGTGCTTTTGCTAATTCCTGCGCTTTCCTAATATGTTCCTTTCTTTGATTTATCAATGGGGTTAACCCATCGCATAATTCTTTAAATTCATCGAGAAATTCAGCATAAAATGTTGATCTTGATTTTTCTGCACCAATTCTTTTTTGAATAGCCACAATATCAGTATCATTATTGGCTAAGCTAATATCTTTGGTAGCCTGATTAATAAAATTGCCCATCTGAATTTTTATGCTTTCTACACGGGCATTTTCTGCTTGAATTTTACGCAATTCCGATTGTGCGAGTTCATTAGCGGCCTTTAATTCTGCCTTTTTTGAAGCTGACACTTTGGAAATGGGTGCTGTAATTTCATCGCAAATACGCTTAATCATCTTAGGAATTTCACTATAAGGCTTACTTAATTCAGTCCTTAGATTTTCCATTTCTTTCAAAAATTTGTCACTGGCTTTTAATTCAGCATAGGATGGCTGTAAAAAATTCTTGTCAAATGTCAATGATTCCAACCCTTGCAATAAATTAGTGTACCCCATCCTTATAAGCATTGTGTTGAATAATGCCCGGATTTTTGCTTCTGTTACCTGTGTTGGCGGTAAACTTGTAAACCTTTCCGGCAGGTTTGATTGATTTTCTTGTTCCATTTGTTTTGTTTTTTTAGTTATAAAATCGTTTCATCTTCATAATCATCTTCTTCATCCAATTCTTCTTCTAATTCGCATTCGCAATAATCATAATCAATTCTTTCCAGCCATGCGTTAAACATATCTTCGCTTCTGCTCCAATATTGAGCAACCCCTTGCAATATGTTACCGCAATTATTACATACTGCGGTAGCACGGTAGCTTAATTCGCAAAAATGATCTGGTGTACTTGACCCTATTGGAATATCTTCTATATCCCATTCAAGGTCATCATAATGTTCTCTTGTCATAATAAAAAAGTTAAGCCCCTTAGCTTCTTGTTGCGTAACCAATCTCGAAAGAGAAAGATTCAAGAAACTGCGGGGCAGTTATTAGAAAATAATGCTTTAATTAAAATTGAATTGCCGAAATTGGTTACGCATGGTAAAAGTAGTAATTATTTTGATAACTCCAAAAGTTTTTCTTGATAGGCAATTTCAGATTCAGGGTATTTTTTAGATGTGGTTTCGTATATCTTCAATACTTTCAAATCAGTACATGACTTAATACTTTCCACTAATTGCTGTTCCCGGCTTAATGTTTTTTGTTCAGAACCGGATTCCTTTTTCTGTTCCTGTTGCTTTTCGGCGGCTTTGTTGGATTCGTAGTGGAATGATTCTACTTGCTTTTTAAGGGCGTATTGGCATTGGCGTATATCATCAGTTTCACTAACGTCTGCCTCTAACCAAAGTTTCTCGAAATTAGCAAGTCCTATTTGGTAGGTTTTGGAATATCCTATTTTGGTTATTTTCATTTATTACCTCCGTATGTTTGGTTGTAGTAGTTTTCAATGTCTTTTCTTACTATTAGCTCATCTTCTTCGGTAAACTCGGTTTCGCTTTCTCTTTCTGTTCCTTGCTTTACACATTCTACATGGGAATCTATTATTTGCTCCCGTTCATTTTCCTTTAATTCCGGGAAAAGCAACTTCATTTCTTCATAATCAATTACCACGTATTTGACACCGGATTGGTCTTCTATATTAAAGGCATTTTGTTTGCACCATTCAATTAATTTTTGAATAGTTGTTTTTTGATTACTCATTGGTTGTATGTTTCGTTATAATAGTCAATTGCATCCTGTTGTTTTTGTTCTTCGTTGTAAAGGTTCATGGGTATTTCTATGCCTCGCTTTACTGCATCTATTATTTGTTGCTTTTCTTTTTCAAACATTGATTTTACTATTGCAACTGCATCAATTATACCGCATTTGTATTGTTCGTTATATTCTGAATCATTATACAAATTGGCTAATTGGCTATACAATTCCTGCATAGCTGTTTTTTGTGTCATTGTGTATTTAGTTTATTTTCTTGCTGATGAAAGTTTAAACGTTGTATTTTCAGGGAAATTGTCAATTGGTCGAAAGCCGTACCATTTATCC